CCACCGCCAACGCGAGCACGTTCGAATCCCCGCGCATGGGGTTCGACAGCTGCCGCAGCCGCGACGCTGATATGCCCAAGGCGTCGGCCCCGACCAGACGGGCGATCGCGGTCCAGGCCGCGGCGAAGGTGCCGGCGGGGCGCCTATACGTCATCGGCCGCCTCCCGCGCACGGATCTCGCCGCCCATGCCGCCATAGCCGCAGATGTCCTGCCAGTCGTCCGGGTTGTAGGCGCCGCCCAGGTCGCGGCACATTTTCTGGAAGATGTTGAACACGACGGTGTCGCGCGCATCCATCTCGAGTCGGAATTCGCCGTGCGGCGACAGCGCCGCCGCCTTGCAATCCAGCCAGGCCTGCATCAGCCGCGCCGTGTTGGCGCAGGTCACGTGCATGTCGCCGTGCGCCTCGGCGCGGTCGCCGGATACCAGTTCCGCCGCCCGCATCAGGAATTCGGGAGCCGAGCGCAGGGAACCGGGGGATGGCGAGGTCGGTCCGGTTCCCGTCTTGCCGTGCGAGGTAGTGCGCATATCGATGTTGATGGGATAGGTCTCGACAGTCATAAGTTAACCACCCTCCCGCCGTTGGGAATCGCCGAACGCCCGCGCCGCCGCTACCTTGGGCGCATGCAGACGCTCGACCGCGACCTGATCGCCAATTTCCTCGACGCCACCGCGCGGGACCTCGCCGCCTACGCCGAGGCCGGGCCGGCGGCCCTGGCCGACGATTTGCTCAACCTCGCCGGCCTCGTGGTGGCCACCCGGCGCGTTGTCGAATCGGCGCACCTGCACGCCGCGGCCGGCGCTGTACGCGACAACGTGATCTGGATTGATTTCGGGAGATGACCGGCCATGGACCCGATCACCTTCATCCCCTGGTTTCTCGGCGGCATGACCTGGCAGGCCATCGTGTGGCTGGTGCTGTGTCGGAAATAGCGGGCGGGGCTCAGTCATGACAACCATTCCCCGGCCCGCTATGCTGCTCGGTACAACCACGAGCAGAATTGGAGTTTCCCATGGACGAAACGGACCTGGCGGAACTGCGCGCCGGCATCGCCGAGGCCAATGCCGAAATCCAGGAAAACCGCGCCCACCTGATGAACATCGAGGCGGCGCTGAAGGAACTAGCGGCGGCGATCAAACGCATCGAGACCAAAATCCGCTCCAACACCTAGTCTTCGTCCGCGCCGCCGGCGCCAAGGAGAAAGTCGCCGAAGGCCTCGGCGGTCTTCACGATCTCCGCCGCGCGAACCTGCATCAGCGGATTTTCATGCGCGCGCAGCGCGGCGGTCAGGGCGACATCACCGATGCGCAGCCGCGTCTCGGCCAGGTCGGCAAGGGCGCGGTGGTCGTCGGCGGCAATCCGCGCCGCCTCGTTGTCCAGGCGGCGGCACTCGATGTCGGGAAACTCGGTGACGTTGTCGGGATTGGACATGGTCTTTCCTTTCGAAAACCGTTGCCATTCGGCGAACTCGGTGCGGGACAACGGCGGGATCGATGGTGAAATCGTCATGCCACGGCCTCCGCGTCCTCGCGTTGCTCAGCAATGAACGCTCGAACGGCGTCCGCCGTCTTGGTGGTCAAGCCGCCGCCGGCGCGCAGGCGCGGCACGAACTTGCCGTCATTCACCGCCTTGCGCCCGAACGTGGTTTCCGCCATACCGGTCTCGGCCAGCGCCGCGTCGATCTCGCACAAGATGGAATCGCGTGTATTCATAGAGGTAAAGCGTAGTGGGAAAAATCCCCCTTTTCAAGGGGATACTTCACCTTGGCATTTCCCATCGCGCCTGTGGGACAATGTCCACATGAATACGCTTCGCGACAATTTGCGCTATCTCAGCGACACCCAGGGCGCCAACCGCAAGGCCCAGTCCAAGGAAGCAGGGCTGAACGAAACCGCCCTACGCGATATCTTGAACGGGCGGTCGAAAAGCCCGCGCATGGACACGCTCGAGAAGCTGGCTCACCATTTCGGGGTTGAGATCGACGATCTTTTGAATAAGGATCTAACCGAATCACGTGAAAAAATTTACGGCGAATCTACAAAAGAGAATGTTGCCACGGAATCGCCACACCCCGCGCCCACAATGCCCGGTCGTACGGAAATGCCCCGCGACGTACCGGTGTACGGCACCGTCGCCGGGGCGGTAACGGGAGCCATGCAGTTAGATCACGAGAATATCGTCGATCACGTCCGCCGGCCCCCCGGTATCGCCGGAGCCAAGGATGTTTATGGCCTCTACGTAGTCGGCGATTCCATGGAACCGAGGTATTTCGAGGGCGACCTGATTTACGTGCACCCCGGCCGACCTGTGCGTGTCGGTGATTTTGTCGTGGTACAAACACAATCCCACGACCACGAGCCGCCGCAGGCCTACGTCAAACGCCTGCTGCGCCGATCCAGCAAGTCGGTCGTGCTAGGCTGGCTCAATCCAGTAGACGTCAAAACCGAGATCCCCCTCAAATTCATTGTCAGCATCCACCGCGTGTTGACCACCAACGATCTGATGGGGGTCTGAGCCGGCGACCGTCGTCGAACCCAGAACCAACATCACCGGAACCAAGTAAAACCACATCACCACACCCCTCCCGGTTGCGCCGCCGCCAGCATAGCACAGCAGCGCCCCGGTCACGATTCGCAACCGGGCGGCATTTTCTTTGGTGGGATTTTTCCCATTTTCCTGTTGACAGTGGGATATTTCCCGCCGTAACCTTTTCCCTGTCGCTGCATGGTGCGGCGGCCGGTTCCCCGGCCCTTCGGATGTCTTTTCCGGGCCGGGACCGATCAAAGGAGCCAGCCGCCGGCGGTTTCGTCCATCCCCTAGGACACCCCCCCTGACCGCCGGCGGCCCCAAGCGCAGGGTGAAACTTCATGCGAGAGCCCGGTGACACGGTGACGAGCGACCGCCGCTTCGGTCAGTTCCTTGATGCCGTAGCACGCCGGATCCGGCCCATGCGGGGGCCGCGGCGGAGCGCGATCCGGGGGTGGTCAAGGCCCCGGCCGGGCTCTCACCTGAAGCATCGCCAGGAGGCCCAATGAAATCGATCCACCCCGCAGCCGATTTTTTTCCAATGCTGGGCGATACCGACCTTACCGCTCTGGCAGAAGACATCCGGCAGAACGGCTTGCGTGAGCCAATCACGCTGCACCCCGGTGGATCGATCCTCGACGGTCGCAACCGATATCGGGCCTGCGAGCAGGCCGGCGTCGAGCCACACTTCGAGCAGTGGGACCAGCAAGGCACCGTCGATGCCTATGTCATCTCCAAGAACCTGCGACGACGGCACCTGAACGAAAGCCAACGGGCGATGATCGCGGCGAAGACGGTGCATCTTAGGCATGGGGGGCAACGAGGTGATCGGAACCAAGGGGCAGATTTACCTCTTGGTTCGGTTACTGCCACCGACGCTGGCGAAATGTTGAATGTCAGCACCAGCACCATCAAAAATGCAAAGACCGATTTACACGAGGGAGCACAAGAAGAAATCGCCGCCGTCGAAAACGGCGATGCCGCCGTCAGCACCCTCGCCGTCCAGATCCGCGCCGGCATCCCGAAGGAACAACGCGGCAAGAAAGGCCCGCTGCGTGACGTCGGCAAGAACCCCGAACGTATCCAGCGTCAGCGCCTGAACGCCGAGATCTGGGGCCGCGTGCGCGACACCATCACCCATTTGACCAGCCTACCCCTGCCGTCCGACGTGGTCGATATCGTCCGCGCGCATGACCGCACGGACCTGGTCGACACCAACATCAGCGCCGCCATCGAATGGCTAAAGGAATTCGAGAATGAGTGGAACAAACGTCGTGAAGATGCAGCGTAAACCAAAGAAGCCCGACATCGTCACGCTGACGCCGAAAATGGCCATGCAGCTGCTGGAAGCCAACTCCCACAACCGGCCGATCCGTGACCACCATGTCAAACGCATCGCCCGCCAGATTACCAACGGCGGGTGGAAGTTCAACGGAGACACCATCAAGGTCGCCGAGAACGGCGACGTGCTCGACGGGCAGCACCGGTGCTGGGCCGTGATCGAGTCGAAAACCCCCGTGGAAACGATCATCGTCTACGGCATCAAGCGCGATGCCTTCGCCACCATCGACACCATTCGCAGCATGCGTTCCGGCGCCGACACGCTCGCCCTCAACGGCGTCTCCCGCTATCGCAATGCGATCGCCTCGGCGTTGACTTGGCTGATCCGGTGGCAGTACGGCACGGTCGCCGACTATCGCGCGCCGCAGAACAAGGTTGAAAACGCCGATATCGAAGAAGCCTTTGGCCACCACCCCGGCATGGCCGAGGCAGTCGAACGTTGCAAGGTACTCCGGCGGCTCGTGAACCCCTCACTCGTTGCATTCTTCTATTACGTGCTGGCCAACCGCGACGAGGAAATCGCCGAACGGATGATCGAAACGTTGGTCAATCCATCACGCACGCCCATCAATGACCCGTTCTTTCGACTCCGCGCCTATTTCACGGCGGACCATCACGAGCGGAAAGACCCACTGGTCACCATCGCCTTTATGGTTAAGGCCGCCAACGCCGCGCACGCCGGGAAGAGCATACAGGTCTTGAATTGGAAAAGATCGGGGCGTCGCACAGAACCGTTTCCGACTCTGGATTTCTAGGAACACCATGACCCCCACCCCCGACATGGTTCTCGCTACCTTCTGGGGCCCGCCGATGTGGCCGCACGGAAAGCTGTGGCTGATCGCCATGCTGGCGCTGACCATCGCCTGCGTCTGGTTCGCCACCTTCCGCACGCCCCTGCGCGCCGCCGCGCCCTGCCTCGGCGCCCGGCCGGCCGTCGTCCGCCTCGTCAAGATGGAGAGTTGACATGAACCGCACCGTTCCCCTGGCCCGCGGCGTGCTGGGCGGCGCCCGGCCCGACGCCGAGAAGGTGGCGCGGCGCGCCTACCTCGACGCGCTCACGGACTGGCAGCAGCTCCCGTCCGCCGCCACCGGCCAGGCGCTGCTGCGCGCCGCCGTCGATTTCTATTTCCCCTTCAACAACGACGGCCGCAAGGCCGCCGCCGAGATCCGCCGCCTCGCCGGCAAGGTCAAGGCCGAACTGTGCGCCAAGGCGGCGGCATGACCTACGGACCCCGCACCCGCGTCGCCGACGTCATGCGTAAAACCGCAGGGAACTTGGGGATGGATGGGTCGGCCAAGTTCCCGTCGAGCGAGACAAGGTCCCTCGACAGCCCGGCTGCATCCCAGCGTCTGGTGATTTTGGAATCCCCCTACGCCGGGCCGACCGCGGCGGCGGTCGAGGCCAACCTCGCCTACGCCCGCCGCGCCCTGCGCGATTCCCTCGACAGGGGCGAGGCGCCGATTGCCTCGCACCTGCTCTACCCCCAGGTGCTCGAGGACCGCGACCCGGACCAGCGCGCCCGCGGCATCGCCGCCGGGCTGGCCTGGCTCAAGGTCGCCGAGGCCACCGTCGTCTACGCCGACCGTGGCATCACCCCGGGCATGCAATACGGCATCAACCAGGCCCACGCCGCCGGCCTGCCGGTGGAATACCGGTATATCGAGGGGGGTGGCTGATGGCCAGCTCGCTGAATAAGGTTCTCTTGATCGGCAACCTCGGCCGCGACCCCGAGATCCGCTACAGCGGCGCCGGCGACAAGATCGCCAACCTATCCGTGGCCACCTCGGAGACCTGGAAGGACAAACAGACCGGCGAGCGGCGCGAGCGCACCGAATGGCACCGCGTCGTCATCTTCAACACCCATCTGGCCGACGTCGCCGAAAAGTTCCTGCGCAAGGGCTCCAAGGTCTATCTCGAGGGCGCGCTGCAGACCCGCAAGTGGACCGGCAATGACGGCGCCGAGAAATACACCACCGAGGTCGTGCTGCAGAAATTCCGCGGCGAGCTGACCATGCTCGACAGCCAACGCAACGGCCCGCCGCCCGCCGACAGCCAGGACCAGTACGGCAGCACCTCGGCCGTCAGCGGCAGTACCGGGTCACAATCCGACCCCGCGCGCCAGGACCCGCCCGCCGGCCAGCCCGCCGGCGGCACACCCGGCGGAGATCTCGATGACGAAATCCCGTTCTAGGCACCGGCCGATCGGGTCCCAATTTGCAACACCCGAGGAGGGCTCATGATGTGCGGTTCTGTCTGTTCCGGCATCGGCGCGCCCGAGGTTGCATGGCGCGAGCTCGGATGGCGCTTTTCGTTCGGCGCCGAGATCGACGCCTTTCCCCGCGCAGTCTACGAACACCGCCACCCCGGCGTTCCGCTGCGCCACGACTTCACCGAAATCCAGGATGGAGACCATGAACCAATTGACCTTCTTGTCGGCGGAACCCCCTGCCAATCGTTCAGCGTCGCCGGACTGCGAGGCGGACTGGATGACGACCGTGGCAACCTGGCGCTCGAGTTTCTTCGCCTTGCTCGGCGAACGCGGGCCAGGTGGCTGCTTTGGGAGAACGTCCCCGGCGTCCTGTCGTCGAACGAAGGACGGGATTTTGGCGCCATTCTCGGGGGCATGGTCGAACTCGGGTATGGCCTCGCCTACCGAGTCCTTGACGTTCAGTATTTCGGAGTTCCCCAGCGGCGCCGGCGTGTGTTCGTTGTCGGATATCTTGGAGACTGGCGACGTGCCGCGGCGGTTCTTTTTGAGCGCGAAGGCCTGCGCCGGCATCCTGCGCCGCGCCGAGAAGCGGGGAAGGGAGTTGCCGCCCTCACTGCGAACGGCGTTGGAACGTGTGGCGCGGATGACAACCAAGGGCAAGCCGGACACCTGATAGCGGCGGGAATTGACGGCGGGCCGCATCTCGGGCACTCGCTGACGACGAGCCGGACGGCGACCGGACGGCTGGACCCGGATGGACAGACCTTCGTGACCCACTCCCTGCGAGGCGAAGGCTTCGACGCCAGCGAGGACGGCACGGGCCGCGGCACACCGCTGGTCCCGGTGCCATTCGACACCACACAGGTCACGTCGGATAAGAACCGCAGCAACCCGAAACCCGGCGATCCGTGCCATCCCCTGGCCGCGGGAGCTCACGCCCCAGCGATCGCATTTCACGGCGCGCAAGATCCCGACGTGTCGGGCGAAGTGACGCACCCAGTCGGGCGGAACCAAGGCCTGGAAACCTGCATCGCCTTCAGCGCCAAAGACCACGGCGCCGACGCCATGGAGGAATTGGCACCAACGTTACGCGCGGGCGGGCACGACAAGAGCCACGCCAACGCGGGCGTGATGCGTGCGGTGGCCATCCAGGAACGCGCGGTGTCCGAGAACCTGGAGAACGGTCCCGGCGGCAAGGGCTACCAGGAGGGCACCGCCTACACGCTCGAGGCGCGCAACAAGGTGCAGTCGGTCGCGACGGATATGTCGGTGCGCCGCCTGACCCCGCGCGAGTGCGAGCGCCTGCAGGGCTTCCCCGACGACTTTACCAAGGTGCCCTACCGCGGCAAGCCCGCTTCAGCGTGTCCGGACGGCCCGCGCTACAAGGCGCTCGGGAACTCGATGGCAGTGCCGGTGATGCGGTGGATCGGCGAGCGAATACAGGCCGTCGAAGATTTGTCCGATTCTCGAACGGATGACAGCGATGTTTAGCCTGCCGGATTTTGTCGATCACCACTGCACGGGCCGGCAGTACGACAGTTGCCATAACAGCCCGTGTTTACACGCTTCTTCGCCGAATGGCTGCCGGCACCCGCTACACCCGAAAAACCGGGAATTGCGACAGGCGCAGAGCCCGCTAAGTTCTGCGCCCCCGAAACCGAGCGCTGAAGCCAAAAGCGACAGGTCCAATGCGACTGTCGAAACCTTACCGCACAAAGGTGTCCGGCCCATAGGTTCGGACCCTTCCGGCGGGGTGTAGCACAGAGGCTTGGAGATTTGCACCATGAAAATTCGGGCACCCATTGTCTTCGCGCTCGGTCTGGTCGCGCTGATGACGTGGAACGAGCACGAGAAGCGCCAGGACATCCTGGCAATGACCGACAAGCTCGCCGCGATGGCGGCCGGGTGCGAGTAGGAGGATGAGGATTGACATGAAAATCGGCTACGCAGACCCGCCCTACCCAGGATGCGCGCACCTATACAAGGGCCATCCCGACTACGCCGGCGAGGTGGACCACGCGCTGCTGATCGAGCGCCTGGAGGCCGATTTGACGGCTGGGTCTTGCACACCAACACCCCCGCAATCCCGCAACTGGCGCCGCTGATACCGGAAGGCGCGCGATGGATGGCGTGGGTCAAGGGCTTCGCCGCGTTCAAGCGCAACGTGTCCGTGGCCTATGCCTGGGAACCGGTGATCGTGAAAGCTGCGCGCAAGCCCGTCGTCAACAAACGCTTAACGATGCGTGATTGGGTCCAGTGCTCGATCACGTTGCGCAAGGGGCTGACCGGCGCGAAGCCTGAAGCGGTCTGCCATTGGGCCTTTGAGATGGTTGCCGCCAGGCCGGATGACGAGTTGTGCGACCTGTTCCCAGGGACCGGGGCAGTGTCGAAAGCGTGGAAAACCTGGCAGGGCAAATTCACCCTGCCCGAGGGTACGTAATCGAGGATGGAGAGCGTCATGAGGAATTGGCTGCTCTGGAAATTGTACATCGTCGCCATGCAGGTCGGCAGCCGCCTTCATGCGTGGGGCAGCCGAGGTGACAAGCGGCTGTGTGACGAAGTTGAAGATGAGTTGCGCAAGGACGTGCAGCGGTGGAGATAAACGAGGGAGATCAGCCAATGGCCAAGATCGATAAGGATTGGTGCCTGAAGATGGCGCAACAGGAAGACGACTCCGAGATCGGTGCCGGCAAGCTGGCGATCGATCCCGTGCTTGAAGACGAAGACGGGTGCCCGCTGAACTGCCCGTATCTCGACTACAAGACACCGGACTGCTGTGACCACAAATGCCCCGATGCGAAATAGAGGGACCATCGCTATGGCCAACTTTGACGAACTAGAGCACATTTGACGAACGTAGAATCGTTTTTAACCGATGTCTGATTCCCTGCCCTGGTGTTTTTAGCCAGGGAGGTTTTCATGGGCTGGGCGTACGG